AAAAACAAGGTTTTAAGTAATATAGATGAGGAGTTTCAGGCTCTTATGGATAACACTTCAGTATATAGTGTTGCTATTGCAAGGAGAGATACAAAAGAGAGAGAAAGTATAGATTTTAAAAAGGCTTTAAATAAAGCTATAAAAGAAAATGATATAACTACTTTAGAGGGAATAGACCAAGTAATTAAGGCTTTTGAGGAGGAGGCTCACGCTATGACAGATCATCTTAGCAATACAAGTAGATACCACAAAAATTTAGCTAATAGTGTAGATGACACTATAGATAAACAAGTTGATGCTTTACTTATGATGAGAGAAAAAGTTGCACAAGAATTAGAAAGCGAAACAGATTTATTTAATGAGGCAACTAAAGAACAGTTAGAAACATCTCAACAAAGTGCTGAAACATCACAAAGTATAATAGCTAATTCTGCTCAAAAGAAAATAGAAATAGAACAAAAATATGCACAAGAGATAGAAGAAATAGAAGACAGTTTAGGGGAAACTAAGCAAACTTTACAAGAACAAGCAGATGATGAGTTATTCTTACACTTTGAGACAGCACAAGAGAAAGAGATTAGATTAGTAGAGGAGAAATATGATAGACTTCTTGGCTTAGCTCAGGGTAATGCTGAGGCAACTGAAATGTTAGAGCAACAAAAGAATGATGCTTTAAATGAGATATATATGAAAGATGCTCAGAATTGGATTGATATGATGATAAAAAAATCAGAGGAGAAAAAGGTACAAGATGAAAAGGATGCACAAGAACAAAAAGAAAGAAACCAACAAACAGTAGATAATACTGTAGAAATGGTTAATGCTTTACTAAGCCTTTCTAAAACTAAATCAGAAAAGGAGAAAAATCAATTAGATAAAGACTTAGCAAAAGGTTTAATTACAGAAAAAGAGTATAACAAAAAACTACAACAAATTGAGCAAGAACAATTAAGAAAAGAAAAACAGGCAGCTTTACTTCAAATAGGTGTAGATACAGCAAGGGGTATTTCAGGAGCTGTACAAGCTGGAGCTGGTTTAGTATTTCCTGCAAACTTAGCAGCTATAACAACAGGTGTTTTAGCGGTGTTAGCAGGAGTAGCTCAGGCAGCAAGTGTTCTCGGACAAACAGTAGACACAACTAGCCCTGATATACCTGATGATACTACACAAGATATGACAGGGGGCGTTCCTACAATTACATTTGGAGATGCAGGTAGTGAAACCCCTCCTGTTCAAGCGTATGTTGTAGAAACAGATATTAGTAATGCTCAGGCTTTACAAAGTGAGATTGATTTACAAAGTACCCTATAAACAAAATATTAACAAATAATATATACTATTACAATGGCTGAAAAAAAGATAAAAAAAAGATTAGTAGAATTAATCATAGACGAACAATCAGAAAGATTTGGCGTTGAGGCTATAAGTCTTGTTGAATTTCCTGCGATAGAAGAAAATTGGGTTTATATGAATCAAGACCAATTTTTAACTTTAGCAAAATTAGATGAAGAAAAGAAAACTCTTGTAGGAGCTGTACTTATTCCTGAAAAAGAAATACCTAGATACGATCAAGAATTAAACGAAGAATACATAGTATACTTTAGTAAAGAAACTATTAAACAAGCTCAGGAGCTATTTATGAGCACTCTAAGGAACAATAACGCTACCTTTGAACATAAAGTACCTATTGAGGGTTTAAGCGTTGTAGAGAGTTGGATTAAGGAAGATGAAAAATATGACAAGTCATCACAATTTGGATTTGATAAAATGCCAGTTGGAACGTGGTTTGTAAAAATGAAAATTTCAAATGATGAGATTTGGGATAAAGTAAAAAACAAAGAAGTGAGAGGATTTAGTATAGAGGGGTATTTTACAGATAAACTAATAGAGGCTTCTAAAAAGAAATATAAAAAGAAAAAGAAATACACAAAAGAAGATATACTATCTGATGAAGATTTGTTAGATAGAATTAGAATGATTATAGCTCAGGATGAGAAAGACCAATTTGAGCTAATGAAAGAATACATTACGAAAAGGGCTTTAGCTAAATATCCTTGGAAACAATGTATCGCTGATATGAAAAAAAAGTATGGAGAAAAATCTGCTGCTAAAATCTGTTCAGCTATTAAAAGTGGTACTGTAAAAAGGTAGCCTGTAAACAAATATTAAATTAATTATATATACTTATAAAAATCTATTACAATGAAAGACACGTTAGAAAAAATCAAAACTTTGTTGTCTATTGATAACAAAGAATCTAAGGAAGTTAAAATGTATGCAGAGATGAAACTAGATGATGGGAGAGTTGTAGCTACCGAAGATGAACAATTTATGATTGGCTCTGAAGTCTTTGTAGTAAATGATGATGGCGAGGCAAGTCCTTTAGCAGCAGGATCATATACTATGGAAGATGGAGCTAAACTTACTATTGATGACAATGGTAAAATCTTAGATATGGGAGAAGAAAAAGAAGCTGAAGAAGTAGAGGCTGAAGATGAGGACAAAGAAGAAATGGCTGAAGAAGCAGATGTTGCTGATTGGGAGGGAATGGAAAAGAGAATCAAAAACCTTGAAGATGCTGTAGCTGATTTAAAAGCAGATAAAGAAAATATGTCTGTAGAAAATGAAGAAACAGTTGAAGAAGTTGCTGAAGAAGAAAAAGTAGAAATGTCTAAAGATATGGTTACTAGCTTAGTAGAAGAAATAGAACACTTAAAAACTAAGTTATCAGAAATGGAAGAACAACCAGGGGCTGAGGGTTTTAACCACAATCCTGAAACAAACACTAAATCTAAAGCGGATTTAGGTAAAATGTCAATTAATGACAGAGTTAAATATTTAATAAATAATTAAAAAAATGAAAAAAGATAATAAAAACGAAATTATGAAATTGGCAAATAACAAACGCTACGAGTTTGATATTACTGTTAATAGTGATACTTACGCAGGAGTACATAGTTTGCCATACGTAACGGCTGCTTTAAGGTCGCCTGATACTGTAGCAAAAGGCTACGTAAGAACTATAGATGGATTAACTAAATCTGCTGTAATTAATAATATTGCTTCAAGCAATCCTATTGTTGCTGCTGCTTGTTCATTCTCTAGTGGAAATGACACATCAACATCAGAACAAATTTTAACACTTACTGATTTAAAAGTAAATGAGGAAATTTGCCGTGGAACTATCTTCCCAACTTGGATGGGGCAAGGAATGGATAGAAATGGAAACCTACCTCAAAATTTTGGAGATTTCTTATTGCAAGTAATTGCAGGTAAGGCTGCTGCTCAATTAGAGATTGGTATATGGCAGGGAGCTTCTCCTTTCGGAACAGGTTTCTTATCAGATGATGGAACTCAGGATGAAACAGGAGCAGATGCTTCAGCTTGTAAAGACTTCTCAGAAGTTGACTTTGCTGATGCTTTAGCTGCCTCAGATATATTAACTGATATGGCTGCTGTTTATGATAAAGCTGCAAGTGATATATCAGGAATATTAACTAAGCCAGGTGTTGGATTCTATATGAATAACAAGACTTATGGTTTCTATATTCAAGCGTTAGCTTCTGCTGGTAATAATCAAGGTCAAATATCAGGATTAGGTTTTGATGCAAAATCTGATACTGCGACTTACTTCGGCTACCCAATCTACAGATGCCCAGGGATGTTCAACGATACTATACTTTTCACTTATCCTGAAAACTTAGTATTTGGAACTAACCTAGCTACTGATTGGACTGAAGCAAGGTTAATCCCAACTTACGAGTATGATGGCTCTGATAATGTAAGGGTTGTTATGAACTTCGCTGTAGGTGTACAGACAGCTGTAGCTACAGATGGTGTTTATGGATCAACTGTTTGGACATAGTAGATAGATAATTAATGGGGGTTGAAATATACCCCCTTTTTATAAACAAATAAAACTTAAATAAAATGGCTTGTAATTTAACAAAAGGTTTAGCGGTTGATTGTAAAGATCAGATTGGAGGCTTAAAGAGAATCTTTTTTGTAAAGTCTTATTGTTCTGATATTAGAGCTAAAGCTACTTTTGATGGTACAGATGCTTTAGTTA